TGCCAGAAACAATGCAGTTTCTTACCTAGACAGAACTCCAAAGCCTCACGATTCTTACAATGAATCCAGAGATAATTCTGACGTTCCTGTAACCACTCCAACGTCACTTGGTACTGTAAATTGTCGTGACCCAACCAAATGTCTGGTGCAGCATCAACTCTTTCACAAACACGCATATCAATTTCAACGGAGTAACCTGCAGCAATTGCTTCATCAATATAAGCAGGTTCATTTTCACGGTCGGGCAACTTACCGTTTAGGTTGCCCCGATGGGATATTAACATCATAGATTTATTACAACTCCGAGATTTTCACCAGCAGGATGAGGCACAGCAATCTCAACTTTCTTGCCGATTTTATTAAACAAATGTTCATGTACTGCCTCAGAATAACTCCAAGGATACACATCATGGAATGCTAACACATATTTGTCACCAAGTAAAGGCAAGAATGCATCGATATCCTTAATCATCTGTTCTGGGAAATGCCCAGCATCAATGAATACAAAGTCAAGTGGTTCTTTGATATGTTTACGTACCGCAGTTTCAGTATCATCAGGACTCCAACCAATTTCTGGGTAAAGAGTTTCTTGTAGACCAAACTGTTCAATTAGATACTTAACTGATTTGTAACCATCAGCCTGTTCATAAACTTCACGAGCAAACTTTTCATATGCACCAGGGTCTTTACATTTCTCTTCAATGTAAGCATCCATCGTTACACACTTGCCACCGGTTTGTTTGAAACCTAGGCCTAGTGCAAGAGAACTAATACCGAATGCAGTTGCACATTCATAACCACGTTGTAGGTTATGTTCTTTGATTAGATTGGTCAGGAAATTGAATTCTGCTTCTTTGATTGAATATGGGTAGGGATGTTGTACCATTTTGATGTTGCCAGTACCAGTCATCTCATACTGTACAGGGCCATCTTTTAACTCAGTAATTTTATCCCAATCACTCAGTTCACCTTCAATAATTTTATAAGTTACGCCGTTCATTGTTTATCCATTTCCACATATTCACCTTTAGGTGTATGTTGCAAAGTTTTATGTATATTAAATTCTTGCCAGTTCAGACCAAGGTCTTTAATCCATTGCTCAGAGATAACATGCGGACAAAGAAGACCAGTTCTTGCATAAAGGTGTGTCATGAAGCATGATGCCTTAGAAAACAGAATCATTTCCATCATATTGCCAACTTGAATTGGGTCACCAGTGCCTTGTCCTAGATGGTTTCGGTGTGCAATCGTATAGAACTTGTGAGTATCAAACTCAGGCAAATCTTCATGAAAAATAATATCAGGTCGCATACGAATCACAAGGTCATAAAACTCACCAGTTTGTGAAACGTAATCTTCCATCATGCTGACACCACGATTCAACTTGTGAAACATTGATAGAATATTCTTTGGTCGATGTGCAAAGTTTTCAAACAAAGAACCTCGATATTCGAACATTTCATTGTAATCATTCCAGTCTTCAATTGCAAGACCCTTAGGTTCGTATGCTTGAATTAACTCTTCTTGTTGTACGAGTGGAGTATTTTCAAAGTAACCTTTTTCGTTTTGTTTATCACCTGGAATCCACCATCCTTCTTCGTTCCATGTATGAATGAAAATGTCTGGATTATATCGGTCAATGACTTTTTCTTTAAAGTTAGGAAACACATCACGCCAACAACGCATGTGTCCTGTCAAAATCACCGCAACTTTCATACTGTACCTTTGTAATGTTCTAGGAAATAATTGAGGTCTTCAGGAGTGCCGATGCCCCACATCTTTTCAATTTGTTTAATGCGAATCTTTTTACCATCGCCAATGGCTTCATTGAATACTGGACACACATAGAATTCACCATTTGTGCGGACGTTTTTCTCAATCATCTGTTCTGCATACTTAACGTAATCGGAACCTTTACTCCAATAGTAAATGCCAACAGTTGCATCATCCGAGATTGGGTTCTTCTCGGCTACTTCCGATACAAATCCATCATCTCCCACTTTTGCGAATGACCACTTTGGATGGGTTGCCTTGAATGAAACAATGCCACCATCAATATTATCAGCAGTAAAAGCGTAGAGAACCTCATTGGAGTTCCATTCTACGAACTGGTCTGAATTTGCCATCATCAATGGTTCGTTGTTGTTGATAAGTTCTTTTGCAAGAAGAGTAGTACATGCTGCGCCTTCGGTAAGACCATCTACCTGAATGATATCGCATCCAGGAGCAATGAGATTTAATAGTTGTTTTAAATTGTATTTCTCATAATGTTCTTTTTGTACCAAGAAGATGAAATGTGCATCAACATTCAAATTCTCAACAACCACTTGAATCATTGGTTTTCCGTTAACTTCAATTAGAGGTTTCGGGAAAGTATAACCCGCCGATGCAAAACGTGAGCCTGCGCCTGCCATAGGAATCAAAACATTCATCTTCTTATTTCTCCACGGTATATTTTTGGCCTTGTGTTCTCTATCAAAGTTTTCAATCATCTCCATGAAAACACGGCCATTCAATTCATAAGCATCTTTAACTGGGTACAAATGACCACCAGAATTCAATGCACCTTCTCTGCCGATGTGACTATCTTCAACGATGATTGTATTCTTTGGTAGAGCACCAACAGAAATCATACATTTCCAGTACATCTCAGGGTAAGGCTTTGTATATTTAACATCTTCGTTACTGACATAGTAATCAACAAGACCTAGCACACCCAACGAATCGAGAGCAATACGTACAGTCTCACGAATACTATTTGAAGCAACTGCAACTTTCCAACCATGCAACTTTAATTGTTCCATGGTGTACTTTGCAGAACTATTCTTTGGACAATGACGAATCAAATCAAATGTTGCCGTTTGTTTGTCTTGCCAAATTTGGTCATAAAACTGAGCAGGCAGACCTTTGTCTTCAGTCAACATTTTCAGTTTCTTTGTGGTATTTAAACCATCATATCTTGAAAGGTGTTCATCACGTGTAATGACATACTTTTCATCAACACGTGCGAGCGCTTCGTTTAAAGCTTCATAATGAAGTTCACGTGAATCAATCAAAACTCCATCAAGGTCAAAAATAACTAATTTATTGTGCATCACGGTGTACCTTATTGTGTTTCACTATTGCGGCGCCATTACATACGATTCTATACTTATTACGCACACGGAGAGACCATTCAACATCTTCTGCTTGGCCATGTACGAGGTTTTCATTAAAAGGATTATCTAGTGCAACTTGTTTCTTTACCATGAAGAAACCACCAGAAATGTACATGTATGGAACTCTTGTCCACTCATCATATGGTAGAGAAGAGTAACGTGGAAAAATTGGGTCATCCCATACCACCCAATCAGTAAAGTGTCTCTTGCCATTAATTAAAATCTGTTGGCAAGAACAAATATCCCACCAAACATCTTTGGTGAATTGTTCCATATTTTTGTACCAGTCTTTGTCGAAAACATAATAGTCATGCATTAACACAACATTCTCATACTGTGCCTCTTGACAAATAATATTTTTCTTACGGGTTGTCCAACCAGGTTTTACAGTTTCATCAAACTTAATACAACGGACTTTATCTGAAATCTTATCAAAGGTAAGATAATCTCTCTCACCGACAATAATAATTTCATAATCAGGTATTTCTAAAGTAGCAATAGAACTAATAACTTCTTTGAGCTGGTCTATACTTTTATAATCAGTTGTAATACCAAACGTTACTTGCATTTCAAAATTTCCAAAATATCATCAACAGTATTTTTAATCATATGATTGAGTGTAACAAACTCATATGCATTGTCAATTTTATCTTGCATTAATGGTTTGAACTCTTTCATATATTTCAATAACTGTTCATCGTTATCATAAACAAAACCAAAGTCAGACATTAAACGAGCACCAGCCAAATCACGGGCAGCCCAAGGTGTACCGTTCAACATAGATTCGAGTAGAACAAGACCAAAACCTTCACGGTCAGAATGCATCACATAGAGGTCAGCTTCACGAATTGCAGACATTACATCATCACGGTTATCAAGCATCAGATTCTTAACATACTTAGAATCTTCAGGTTTGATATTGAATCGATTATCATAACCAGTAGTTACTAATGTAATATCATTTCGACCAACTTTATTGAACACATCAACCAGTTCTTTCATTTTCTTGTTTGGCCAGTAACCGCCGCAAGACAAGA